CGGCAGAAGGCCCGAGAAAGGGGTAAGGCAATCGGTCGTAAGATCGATCAGACGGAACTCTGTTATAAGCAATACTCTCCCCCGCAGATTCAAAATGCAGTTTAAGCCGGGAGATCTAGTAAGGGTTCGGAATCAGCATAATTCAGATCTTCTAGTAGTTTTGCGAGTAGGATCTCTTCGTCCAGTTACAGAAGATACTTATGGAAGAGAATATGTTTGGGTTCATCCCCTAGATCCGGCAGACAATAGCTGTATATATGACGGAGTAAATGTAGAGGGATGGATTAAAGAAGAGGTTGAACATGCGTAATCTAAAAGTAGGAGATCTTGTTAGTTGTGATTATTATCCTGGATCTCTTGTTGTAATAGGAGAAGGAGAAATACACCCAACCACAGGACATAATTATTCAACTAACTACACTTGGGTATTGCCTTTAGATCCTTCTGCTTACGATTCGTGGCTAGAAAAAGATATCCGAGTTAACGGAATTCCAACTATTTCTCTAAAGAAATTAGAAGAGGAAATTCCGTTCTAATCTAACGGTGATCCCAAATGCCTAAATTCAAACCCGGAGATATCGTTATCTGTGTAGAAGCAGGAGATAAGAGAAGTATTAATGTTCCCTGTATTTACACAGTCAAAGAGAATAAAAATGATATCAAGCCTCTTATCTCTCTAGTAGAGATTGATAATACTCTCTTTTACTACGAAGATAGATTCAGATTGATTAAAAGTGCATAAGTTCAAAAAGGGAGACAAACTAATTGCAGTTAGGGTTACTCATTCTTCCGCTCTTAGGAATGGCGGGGAATACACGTTTAAAGAGTATTACAAAGATGTCAAACCCTCAAGAGCATTGATTTATATTGAGGAAATTGACAAGGTTTACTTTGAAGATCGTTTCGAGTTGAAAAAGGAGAAAGAATTGTCTTACACATGTGGTAACTGTGGTGAAGCCGGTCACAACGTCAGAACCTGTCCCTCAGCCGTGAAAGGAAGTGGAGAATTGCTAGTCAAGGAAACAATCAAGTCCGGAGATCGAGTTACCATCATCGATGTAGAGAAGGAAATGTATCGGACTAAGGAAGTCGAGCCTTACTTCGGTCATACCTTTGAGGTAGTTGAGATTAATGATTACGTCGTAATTTGTAAGCCAGAAGACACGACTGGTAAAACTTTTGGCGAGGGGAATAACCTTCACTTCCAAAAGTCAGTCTGGAAATTCGGAGCGGAGGATTCAGCTATGGCAGAGTTTAAGAAGCGGCTCAGCATTTGGGAGCTAACGGAAACGATCATTCCGGTTTCGCGTTTGACTTTGCTCTTTGGTCCTCCTGGGACTGGAAAGACAACGGCTGCAAACTTCGTGAAAGATCACAGCGGAGAAACCCCGAAGGTATACAACATTACCTTGACGGAAGAGACCCCGGCCGCAGAGTTGAGGGGTCACTTTATTCCTAAGGGTCATGAATTTCACTGGATGGACGGCCCTGCACTTGCAGCTTTTAAGTCGGGTGCTCGTCTTGTCTTGAATGAGATCGACAAGGCATCTGGTGATGCATTGACTTTCTGCCATGCTCTTCTGGATGATCCTGGGATCGCAAGAATCACGTTGCCTTACAAGGACGAGAATGGCGATCCTGTAACTGTTATGCCGCATGAGGATTTCCGTGTGATTGCAACAATGAACGGACACCCGGACGATCTTCCGGAAGCATTGCGGGATAGGTTCGCAGTTCGGATTAACATCGACCAACTTCATCCTGAGGCAATTAAGTCTTTGCCCTCTGACTTGAGAAATGCAGCGAAGAAGGGAATTAGCAGGGATACGGAAAGGTCAGTCAGTGTTCGTGGCTGGAAAGCCTTTGCATCTTTGCGTGATATCGTAGGGGAGGAAGAAGCTGCACTTGCTGTCTTTGGTGAAAGAGCAGAAACTGTGCTGAACACCATTAAGATTTCAAGGGCTGGTGGTAAGGGAAAAGTCTAACCACCCAATGGGTGAAGAAAGAAAAAACCTCTGACTTTAAGGTTGGAGATATTTTTAAATACAAGGGTAAGGATAAAAATTCAGACCAAAGTGGAACTGCTTGTGTTACTTCTCAGAATGATAAGTATGTAGAAGCAAAAGGTATAGATGGTTTTTACAACGAACATGCAGGTCTAGGTTTCTTCCTAGAACATTACGATCTCTTCCTAGAAGAAGAAGTCTGGGTAGAAGATCTTCCAGAAGTAGAAGTCAGAGAACCTGGAGTATTCCGAGTAGGAGATATCGTTGAGATAAAGCATGATGGTGAATCTCACTGGCTTGGAGAAATAGAAGTAACGGGAGTCAAGGACGGAAAGATTATAAATGCTAAGAACATTTCAGCAAGTCCCTGGAGTCCTGGTACAGGATTGGGATTCATGACAACAGCAATTCATTACGGATTCAAGTTGAAGGAGGTGTAATATGGGATTCCTTAGACGAACTTACCGCGCCAGGCCTATTCCTGAATTGCTTGACGGAGAGAACTGGGAGGTAAGAAATTCCAATGATGTGAGCAGGGCTTACGTTGATTTCGATAAACGTGAGTTCGTAGTTCCATTTGAGGAAAGTCCGGCAGGAGAACTCACAAGAGCGCATGAAGCTATGCATGTGAAGATTTCTCCTAGGGATTACGTCCGTCCCGATGATATGGGATTTACAACCTTGCAATCGGTTGAAGATTGCCGTGTCTGGCAGGGACTCCGTGTTTGTGGAATCGAAACGAATAACAAAAGAGCAAGAATCTTTGACGATGAAAGACTAAAAGAGGCTTTCTCTAGTCCACAAATGCAGCATCCCATGAAACACGCGGAAGCTTTGTTTGCGACAAGAGGGACAGCGGAAGAAAAGACCTGTCGTGAATTGTCTGATAACAGGGCTGTCGAAATCGTTGACAAACTTGCAGAGAAGTATTTTAATCCCGATGAACGTAATGGGAAGATTACTTCTTTCGAGGACGCAATGGCCTGCGCCAAGGAGTTAAGAGAACTAATCCAAGAAGCAACTCCAGAAATGGAAATGCCTGAGCCTGATGGTGACCCCAGGGCAGAGCCGGGTGAAGAAGGAGATCAGAACGGGAATATCACTTATTCCTGGGAGCCTGCTCCTGAAAGTCCAGAGCAGACTTCTATTTCCAATTTGACAGAGGAGGAAAAACAGGAAGCAAAAGATATGGGTCTAGAGCATATTCCTGAGAACGAGATAACTTCATTCAAGTATCCGAATGACTTTTCTGACCCAGGAAAACTTAGGCCTATTGAGCATCCCAAGCTCGATCACGCAATTAAGTTTAAGATGACTGACAGCGTAAAAATGACGCCCTCAGACGAAGGAGTTATTCCAGTCAGAATGCATCGATATGCAACTGATATGAAACTCTTTTCTAGAAAAGGAAGAAGACGCGCTGGAGCCGCTGTTCTAATTGATGTAAGCGGTTCAATGTCATTGAGCAATGAGATGATTCTGGATATTATCAAACAGTGTCCAGCATCTATTGTTGCTATCTACTCGGGCTTTAGAACTGATGGTATTCTCCGTATCGTTGCAGAGAACGGAAGATACAACACAGATCTAAAGCGTGGAATGGGTGGAGCTAACGTAGTGGACGTTCCTGCACTGCATTGGCTTGCTAAAAGAAAGGAAAAGAAGAAGCTCTGGATTTCAGACGGTTGGATTACCTGTCAGAATGAGAATATGGCTTATGAGGAAGAGATTCGTAAGCTAACTAATCTCATGAGAGAAAAGAAGATAGAGAGAGTAGGAAATGTCCGTGAGCTTTTAAAGTCCGGTAAACTCATTGACCATGCCTTCGATGATGGTCACGAACTCGGAAGGGGAACGAAATAAATATGGATGAGTTAAAACAGCTTATCCATGATGGATTCAAACTTAGAAACAAGTACCCTGGTATTCGACTTACTCTTAGATCTTTGATTCGTCTTGCAAAGCAAAGAAGAGGAGAGAATTAAATAATGGATGCGATTCCACTTAGCGGTCTATATGGGGCCATGGCCCTTGCTGCAAAGATCGTTTCAGCGCATGACGCAACAGAGAAAGACAATCCCGAGAGCATTGGATTGATTAATGGGTTGCGAGAAGCACTGCAAACATTAGTCTTGACTTCTGCTCTCATCACTTATATACAGGATGAGGATAATCCTGTTATGAAGATGAATGAGGGAGAGACTGCGATGGACTGTACTCCTGCGGATATTCTGAGAAAGCTTGCAGATGCGTGGGAGGAAGGTCCTGCCGCCTATTGGGATGACGACGTGGAGCAATTCAAGACTACGTTTAATTCCACAATGGCTGAGGTCGCAGCAGACAAATTCAATGCTGACTTTCCTGATGACATTTCTGTAAGTGATGTTCTCGGTGAGAATAAGAAGGAGGACTAATGGAATACGGAGAAGCACTTGCCAAGATTCTTAAGGCACAAATGGGTATCAAAGAATCTGTCATTGAGCCAGCAACTCCAGAAGAGCTTAGGATTATTTCTCAAGCATTCGATATTCTGATTTTCTGTTGCAAAACCAAGACGGACTTTCCATGTGCAGACGGAAAGGGAATTCAGGAATACACTGAGATGCGAGATTCACTTCGCGCTCTTGCAGACAAAATGGAAGAGGAGGAAAAGTCATGAAATCCTTGCTTAACGTTGCCGCAGTAATTATCTCTCTAGAGGTTGGAATCTATCTAGGAGAGCACAAGCATAGCGCTTGGTGGGTGAGTCTTTTGGTTAGCATGTTTAATGCAATCGTCTGTCTTACCTTGATTGATGTTTATGCAAACGACAAAATGCGAAGGAAGATTTATGACCGATATTCTCGGTAAGATCGATAGGACTCTGGAATTATCAGAGAAGATTGAAAACTCCACGACTCTTGAAGATACTCAGGAGGTTGCTATTGAGTTGTATAAGACTCTTGGCTTTTGCCACGGATTCCTAGGTAAGGAAGAGATGGATTTTCCTAATCCAGAGAGCAGAGATTTTCCTTGGAGCGAATATGTTCTTGCACAATGCAACGTTGTTTATGGTGCTGAATATAAAGAGGGAATTAAGTTCCGAAAGGAGATGGAGTAATTGAAGCCCAGTAATGCATGGATGTTTCTTGCTGTTGCAAGTACATATCTTTCCGCTGCATTTGGTTTTGGTGTAGGCGGTTCAGTTGGTCTTGCTCTAGGAATTGTCTACGGAGTATTTGCAGCGTTCTGTGTTCTAGGTTCTTATGTCTCAGAGGGAAAGGATTGGAATAATGCGCGATCTAAGACAAGAAGCTAAAGAACTTGCCGAAGAAACTCCATACGTAGAGTCAGATATTGAAGAGCACTACAAGTTCGTAGAAGAATACGAAAAGATTCATGGTAAGGGATCTTGGAACAAGTCAAAAGATGGAGGAGAATTCACTTGAGAGATCTAACAGCACTCATTAAGGACGCAGTTAGTCCAAAAGATAAGAAGCCGCCGCTTCCTGAGATCTTTAAGCGGATTAGGAAGCATTGGCTGTCGTTTCAAAAGAGAGATCCCAATCCAGTTGTATGGTCTAAGGAGGAAGGACTTGAGGGTTTGTGTCCTCCTAATTCCCTAAGCGAGAAGTGGGACAAGGCGGTTGCAGTTCAGGCATTGGATGAAATCATTGCTTGTTTGCCTACGAGTCCTGCTGAGTTTGAAGCATATGACAGTGATACGCAGACGTATCTTATTGCATCATTGCTGTTGGGTATCCGTCTAGGTAATGCACTCGGAAAGGAAAGCAAGTGACGTGGTTTTTGATTACCTTGCTTTTTGCAGTAGTAGTTTTCATTGTGTTTGGAATCTTCGCTCTTAAAAGGATGTAATGCTTAATGGAAACAATTCAGATTTTCTGGAAGACCTACAAAGCCAAAAACAAAGACCTCTATGTAAGAGTGTCAGAAGTAAAGCAAGCCCTTTTGTGGCTTGAGAATGATGTAGGAGCAGCTAAGACCTTGCTAGATGCAATGATTAAACTAGAAAAGGAGAATCAGTAATGAAAGCATCAGAAGTCTTGCAGGCCAGCATTGATGATATCGAGGCTGGTAAGTGGGTATGCAATTTGCTGCATGAGAAGGACTATGAAGGCAATAGTCCTAACCCGAAGGAGATGGGCTGTGCAGTAGGGCTTGTCAGCCTGAATTCCGGAGATACAAAGACAGTTAAAATCCAAAAGAAGCACATTCCATATTTCTATGGACTAGAAGAACCTTCTTCAGTAGAAGGGAGTTTTGAACTGAACATAGAGAGTGGTCCTAACGCAGGAGCTAGCTGCTCTATTAATAAGGAGGTAATTAAGGTCGGAGATACCTTTGAGGTTGCTAGGTATCCCAAGTCTGGTAGCCCTAAGGAGACCAAGGACGCCATTAAGTATCTTTATCAGGAAATTCCTGAGGATCTTAGGTATGAAGATTTTGATAGTAAGAAGAACTCTTTGCAATTGCATACCAATGCAGTCGTGAATTACAACGACAGAGATGTAAAGCATCTTGGTGCCGCTGGTGCTAAGAAGTGGTTTGAGGCTGCTAGGGATAGGGCTATTGCAGATGGTAATTGATTGGAAGAAGTGGGGATTTGGGTTCTCTGTTGAGTTCCGTAATCCTTTCTTCTTGCGTCTGTGGATAGGCCCTGTAAGACTAGGTATTAAGTATTAACTACTAATACATATAGATGGCCTCGTTTCCCTCGGCCATCCTAATATAGACGGCCCATTTCTGTTGTGGTCGCTATTGCCCTCGGCTCCTTCCTCGAAGCCAATTATGAGAGGTTTGGGAACAGTGGAGCGCTGCCTGTTTCAGAGAGGGTAAGAACAGAGAGAAACAGTGGAGACAATCTCTGTTAATTATATTGGAGGATAAATGAAACTTAAGATAGTAGGATCTGATTTTGATCCAAACATTGGATGGGAAGCTGCTCAGCTAATCCAGGAGTGGCTTATGGAGCTTGGAATTGATCTAGAAGTTCTGTACGAATCTGAATAGTCCTATCCGTTCTTCTATCCGTGGTAAAGGGCAATTCCTCTTTTCAAGTGAGTATGAAGATTGAAGTAGGGGAATTGACCTTTGTTTACGGATTGAAAGATACATGCGGAAAATTAACTGGTCTATTAAATTTCCGAATGGTTAGACTTCGGGTTTTGTGGGAATATGTCCCTACAGGACATAGGTCGTAACGCGGTAGCTGCCGAGTGATTAGCTACCGGCACCGAATTAGGAACTGCCCTTTTGTGCCGAGCGCGGGAGCGCCAAGCGCGGGGAGTCCGAAAGGCGAAGAACCTTTTCTAGTCAAATATCTAGCAGGAGGAATATTGTGGGAATGAATATCACGAAAACAATCCTTCCGCCGTCCAACGTCGGCCGCAAGGCAATCCCGGTGGACGCAGAAGCGGTTGACTTTTTTGTTAAGTCTTTCCGCGAGTGCCCTATCGAAGAAATGGACGAGGACTTCCGCCCGGCAGCGTATGGGCCGGAGGATCATCTGTTCACGAAAGACACTGCGGCGCAGGCGGAAGGTCGTAGGTACTCCAAGGCAGTGATGGAAAAGCTTGGAGTGACGGTTCGGGTTCGGGTCGATGACAACGGCGTCGGCGAGCAGTTGGACGAAAACGGAAAGGTCATAAAGCCTTCGGCAGATTCGGTCGATGCCGATGGAAACAAAGTCCAGGGTACGCGGTATCTGTGGAGGCTGTACGTTCCCCTCAGCGTAGGGATGGAACTGGCCCCCGTCGAAGACACCGCAGGGCAGGAGGAAGCTTCTGAGAGCGATACAGAGGCATCCGACGACGAGTAGCAGGAGCTAGCCGAGGAGCGGGGGAGGGTGATCGGGTTCCCTCCCTCGTTCAACCTTCAAGGAAAGGATCGCGGAAATGATGATGGGAAGCGCAGGAAACGAGAAAGCGAATAGAGTCGGTTCCGGCCGGTACGCTTACGGCATGGGCTTTCGCCAAGGGAAGTACGAAATGGCGAAGATACTCACGCCGAACGAAGTCGAAGCTTTCGAGCGGAAAGCTAACGCCATGAGGGGAGAACCTACTGGCGATCCCTGCGACTGTGGGACGGCTTTCGGGGTCGGAGGATTCTACGCGGTTCACGCGGTCGGGAATCACCCCGACTGTACGGGTGACGAATCATGCTAAGCGCTGCGAGAGCGGAATACGCGGCTAGACTTCTGCGGTGGAGCGCGGGAGGAATCACAGCGGGGTACAACGAGGAAGACTGGCAGAAGCTTAGCCCGGAGGAGCGGGCTATCGCGGTGCGCAGGGAAGTAGCGGTTTGTAGCTGCGAGCGGTGCAAGCAGGCCCGAATGGATGCGGCAATCATCATCGAGAAAGAGCGGGCACAGTAGCGCCAACAGCAACAATCACGCAGGCGGAAAAGTCGGGGGTAATTGCAGAGAGAAATTGCCCCCGGCAATTCCAATATGTCAAAAGAAATTAGAGGGGCTGAGATTTTTGCCCACGGGACGAACGTAGTGAGTCCTACCCGCTACAAATTCTGGGGGGTATAAAACCGCTGTGCTATAGTGGTTTTGCCGCATGGATAAAGAGATTGACTACCTGGCCGTGTTTATGCCAGAGGGACAATGCGCTCGCTGCGGAACCTCTGTCCCACTGCACCAGCACCCATTCAAAACGTTGTCAGGCCAGAAAATAGAATTGGGTTTTTGCACTCGGAAATGCGAAAACGACTTTGTGCAAGGAATCGAAGCAGTCAACCATGCTGCTGAAAGAAGATAACACAATTTGTAAAGATGGCATCTTACACCCGATATGAGTCTTTAGCCCGTCCTTGCGAGAGGTGTTCTCGGGATATGCAGAAGAGAAAAAACGAGTCTATTCCCAACTGGCAGAAGCGCCGCTTCTGTTCCCTCACATGTGCTAGGCTGAAGCACTGATGAAGCTCTTGATGATTGAGTGGCATGATGCCTTTACACATTGCGAGCAGCCTTGGTATACCAAGGAGGAATTAATGAAGGAAACTACGGGGCATCAAACATGCTTTTCTGTAGGGTGGCTTTTTAGAGAGCAGGAAGATTACATTACTCTTACCATGACTAAGGGAGATGGTTCTTCTGACGATAATGGAGAGGTGGGATTAGCCTTGACAATTCCGAAAGGAATGATCGTAAGGATTGAAGAACTAAATGTGTTGCAGGCTTCTATTATTCAATGAGTGACCGCCGAGACTACTACCTCTCTATCTAACTTCCTTACGGATATGATCGCCCCTCTTCAGGAGTCCTTTCCGAAGAGGACTGTTCTTTCTGATGAGTTGAAGAGAAATACGCGGAGGGAGAACTTCCGTGGTCTTCAGGTTCGCGTTCCGCTGCTTCTTACTCCTAAGCAGGGTACGGGTGGAATTGCACAGACGGGTACGCTTAACGTCGCTAGGCAGTTGGATGACAAAGCAGCCTTCATTACGATGGCGCGTGTCACCCACGCTATTGAGCTTTCAGTTGACCTTATTAAGGCGGCTGAAGGAAATAACTTTGTTGCTGCGGGTTCCGCTCTTAAGCTCCACATGGAGCAAGCAGAGGTTGGCCTGAGCCGAGTTGAGAACGAGATGCTGGTGGGCGATGGTACTGGACTTCTCGCCGGGCCGGTTACTTCCGCTACGACCAACACCACTCTCGTTGTCCTCGGTACTACGGCTAACTATTACCCTCTGTATCCGGGCCGGATTGTGGATATCTTCCAGACGGGCGGCACTTCAGTTTCAGCTTCCCGCACGATTGTCTCCGCAACTTCTACCTCGGTGACTCTGGATGCTGCTGTGACCGCCACTACGGGGTCTGCGGTTTACATCGAAGGAACTTTCGGTAATGCTACCCAGGGGCTGAGGCAGCCTTTCGCTACCACGGGTACATTTGAAGGTATTGACCTCGGTACGGTGGTTGGGTTTAGATCTATTGACGGGCGTGGTGGCTCAACTGCTGCTGACCTTTCGATGTCGATCCTTGACGGTTCTTTCCGCCGAGTTATGCAGGCTTCGGGTAAAGCTCCGGACTTCTGGATCGGAGATCCTGCTGCAATTGATAAGTTCGGCCAGGGTCTGGTTTCTCAGTTCCGCTGGCAGCCTAAGATCACCCGACTTGATACGGGTTGGGAAGGGATTGACTATCGCGGCACTCCGCTAATCCCTGAATTCGATATCGCTCCTGGAGAACTATATGGCATTAACAAGAGCGCCATTACTCTCTACGGATTTGGGAATGGGCCTTCATGGGATGACATGGACGGCAATAGGTTCCGAAGGTTTAACCGCTCTCTGCCGGTAGAGGCTTGGCTTGTTGACTTCCTCCAGATGGGAATCCATCAGCCTAACGCACTCGTCAGAATGCAGGGTCTGAACCAGGCAGTCTAAGATACTTAGATGGCAGTTAAGCGAATGTATACCGGGTCGGGTAGGACTGAATCTTCCTCACCTGCTAAGGGCAGCAAGACTGCTGAAGATGTTCATACCCTTCACAGGATTGCCGATAGTCTTCATTCTGACTACGAAGATCACGCCAATACGATTCGCCATGTAGCCAAAGCCCTTTCTATGGGAGATTCCAAGTCAGGAAAGGCTGGAGTTAAAGAACATAGAACTAATCGTGGTGGCAGCGGCCAGAAAAAGACCAATGCTGCTCTGGGAGGCTAATGGCAGGCCCCTTCCCCACAACTGCAACTAAGCCAGTAAGGATCAGACGATGAATCCCTGGACTGACATTAATACTTGGAAGGAATTCCTTTGGGATATGCGACATCCGGGACAACTTTGGCATCGCATGAAAGAAGGAACCCGCGTGGCTATGAACGATTGGGTATCATACCTGAATGCCAAGAAGCCCTAAGAAGCCAAACCCCACTAAGAGCATTCCTCATGAGGTGGCAGCCCTGCCGCCCAGGATCTATGAGTTTGACCCTAATACTCCTCTAATTAGAGAACTACAGGAGAAACTACCCGGAGGTATGGTGGCAATCTTGGCTAACGAGAGCGCCAGATATACGGTCTTCCAGGCCGCTTGTATGGCAATGATCTTGCCGACTGGCTCTAGGTATGGCTTTCATACCGGCTGTTATGTCACCGATAGCTGCAACCGAGCTACGGCCTCAATGCAGCCAGAGGAAGACTGGATCATGTTTATGGGAGACGACCATAACTTCCCCCCAAATCTTGTCCTTAAACTCCTGACCAACATGTATAAGGACGATCTAGATATCATCGTTCCGGTTTGCTTTAAGCGGGACTTCCCGCCTACGCCTGTTCTTTACAAGTACGGTGTCGCTGAGCCAGGAGTTGATTACTCCAAGTACGCTTATGAGGAGAACGACAATACCTTCCTTTGCCCCATAAATCTCAACGCCTTCCCAGAAGGAGGTTTGATCGAGGTAGACGGAGCCGGTAGTGCTGGTATGATTGTACGCCGTCGTGTAATGGAAAAACTGGAGCCGCCATGGTTTAGGCTTGGCGTTGGTATGTGGGGAGAAGATCTTGATTTTTGTCGTAGGGCGCAGAAAGCCGGGTTTAAAATCCACGCAGATCTGGATATGTCTCTTGGGCACATCATCAATACTACTATCTGGCCCGAGCAAACTGATGAGGGACAGTGGGGTTGTCAATACGACCACGGTAATAAGGGAGGGCTTTTCCTAACACTATGCGAATGATTGTAACTGGAAGCGAAGGATTCATTGGAAAGAACCTCGTAGCGCGATTAGAACGTTCTGGTCACTGGGTCTACAAAATGGACACAAAACGGGGTCTAGATATGTTCACTTCTCTAGCAACTGTGGACGTTATTTATCACTTAGCCTGCATTAATCAGGAAGAAGCGCTTAATAAACCCCTGGAGAATTTAAAAGTAAACGCATATGGCGCGAAATTCATGGCCGAAGCAGCTAAAAGAATGGATGCGAAGCTTATTTACACCTCTACAGCCTCTGTTTACGGCGCTTCAGAGCGCATTCCGACACCTGTGGACGCAGACATTAACCCCCAGACGGATTATGCGGTGGCAAAACTCGCTGGTGAGCACTTTATTCGCAATTCTGGCTGCGATTACAAGATTTTGAGGCTAAGTAATGTTTATGGACCCGGCCAAACCACTGAAAATCCCTATTGCGGGGTGATTGGAAGGTTTATTGAGCAAGGAATGGCTGGAGAACCTCTGACAATGATCGCTCCAGGCACCCAAACCCGCGATTACACCTACATTGACGATGTAATTGACGTAATTACGACCACCGAAGCTGATAATACGACCAAAAACGTGTCTTCTGGCACAGAAACTTCTGTATCCTGGCTAGCGGGGGAGATTATTAAGCTAACTGGAAGTAAATCAGGACTTGTTGTTATCCCAGAGAGAGGAATTGACGGAATTATGCGCCGGAGGCTAATTACGGACTATCGCTGTCCCACTGCTTTGAGCGAAGGACTGGCAAGAACTGTAGAATGGTACCGTGTTACAACAGGAGAAGGAAGTCCAGCAAGCCTTGCACCACTTAGACCCGGATCTCTTTCTGGACAAACTCTATGACGCTGACGGCCAGTATGTTTATTACGCAGTACGTTATCCTGCCGCTCCTGGTCTTGAGCCTCTTACTTGTGTTCATTGGAGAACTACTGATGGTCCTCTGCCTCTTTCGTTGGATTTGGTTGGGGTTGTTAGACGTCAAGAAGGCGATATCCGCGAGGCTATCAAAGAAGCCACAATCAATAACGCCCTAAAGAAGCAAGCTCATAACCAGGACCTTCATGATGATATTGATGAAAGACTTCGATGGATGGAGAAATCGAGAAAACGCTTGGGTCTTTATGGTCCTTGGACCAATAAGGCAAACCTACGCTAGGTTTTCTTTGATTCCATATAGGCTCTTAAGCCTGGGCTGAGCAAATGAAGTCGGGATGACTGTGATCTTTGACTTCTGCCTCTCTTCTCCTTGAGCCAGTCCTCTAGTTCATGAATCCTTCCAGAAGGATCTGCCTTCTTGTTGTATTCAGCAGCCTTATTTAGGATTACTTTAATCTCCAGTGTTGAAACAGAGAACTCCCTGGACGCATTTTCAATAGCTTTATCCCAACCTGAGATCATCGCGTTCTTAGCCACTTCATTAGCAACTTCTCTTTCTCGGCTAGAAATCGTGCTGTCATCCATAATTACATTATGGCAGACCAGATTAGACCGGGATCTGAATTTAATGTTCCACCCCGAAAATTCAAAGATCTAGGAGATGGATCTTTTGCTGAAACCCTTGCTCTAGAGCCTGGATCTATTGGGGGCGGGGGAGGCGGCGGAGGTCTTACTGACACTCAGCTAAGGGCAACTCCAGTGCCTGTAACAATCCCAACTCCTACCCCTGTGTCTGATAACGGAGGGTCTTTGACCGTGGACGGCACCGTGGCTATCTCTAACCCTACGGCCAACCCTGAGACAGGCCTAGCCAAGGACGCCACGCTTACTACAAGGCTCCCTGCGGCCCTGGATGCCGATGGTGGCCTCAAGGGTCACATTCAGAACTTCCCGGCCTCACAGGCCGTTACAGGGCCTCTCACGGACACTCAGCTACGCGCTACGCCGGTGCCCATCAGCGGCACCGTAACAGCTACCGGGCCGCTAACCGATACACAGTTAAGGGCCTCTGCGGTTCCAGTTTCAGGAACGGTTACTGTCTCAAACCCTACTACGAACCCTGAAACGGGACTGGCAAAAGATGTAACTTTGGCCGCTCTTTCTGCCCTGGTAGGGACTGCTGTTGATTCTCCTGGGGCTTACACCCTTCTAGATAGACTTAGCAAGCTTCAGTCGATTAATAACCAGCAGCTTACGGCTCTTAAAACCCTGGTAGCCAACTCTGCTCCCAAGGTTATTCCTAAATATCAGAGCACTCTTCTACATCGCTCCCTCTAAAATGAGAAGGAATGGCACAGCAGACCGCAGTTAAGAGATCCTCAGTAGCCGCAGGCGCTAACACGGATACCATTGTTTTTACCCCCGCAGCAGGCGTTAAGTGCAAGCTTCTGACTTTTCATGTGGTTAATGAGGCTGCTGCTCAGGCCGCTGGTATGGCTTTTGAGCTTCGCTATGGATCAAATATCATCGCCCTTGTGGGTTTTGATACTGCTACAGCAAACATTGGGGCTATGACTAAGCAGGCAGTTATTGCACATGAATTTATTGGAGATGGAGTAACGACGGTAGTGGGTCGTAATTTAACGGCTCTGGCTGCTTCTTCCACCGCTGGCTACGTTGTAGCCTTTGATTCTAACTACGTTTAGGCTCTAAGATAAAGAGATGCCCATTTCTGGTGAATCCATTACCACTCAGATTCTTACGTCTCCAGATCCAGCCGCTGGATCCCAGATTACCTTTACAGCACCTGATGATCTGGTTGTTCATTCATTGATATTTTCTTTTACTACTTCAGCCACTGTGGCTAACCGTCTAGTTGGGCTAACTGCTGATGATGGAACGACTATTTGGTGGAGAGGACAGCCTTCTATCTCAAACCAAGCAGCCTCTCTGACTTTTATTTACACAGCCTGGGAGGGGGCAGTTTTGTCTCCTACATCCTTCGGCGTTCAGATGCCTCTTCCAATCAATGGATTGAGACTTAGAAAGAATGATCGTATTGTTACCGTTTGTACGGCTTTCGATGCGGGAGATAACTATACGGCTATGACTGTGGCTGCTGAATTCCTGACCTAATCTAAAATGAAGAGGTGGCTACGGAAACTGTCTCAATCAAGGGGAAGCTTCGGCTTGTCCTCAGGGATTCTCATGGAAACATAAAGGTAACGAGGACTTCTAATCTTGTAGTTACTGCCGGGAAGAACCATATTGCCGATCAACTTTCTTCGGCTCCTGGCGGTGGCGCTATGTCTCATATGGCTCTAGGCACCGGAACTACGGCCCCTGCTCTTGGGGATACAGCACTAGGAACTGAGATTGACAGGAATGCTCTTACCTCCAGAACTGACAACAACAATGTCGTGACCTATATCGGCAACTGGGCAGCCGGTGATGCCACCAATGCGGCTATCGCAGAAGCCGGAATCTTTAATGCGGGAGCAGCAGGGACAATGCTGGCTAGAGCAACTTTCACTCCTATTAACAAGACGGCCGGTGATACGTTGCAGGTCACTTGGACCGTAACGATTGGCTAATGGACAGCATTCCGGATCTCACGGATCAAATGTGGGATGCTCTGATGCAGACCACCATTACAGGAAAGGAATACCTAAGGAAAGGTCAACCAGACACAGGCAAATGGGGCGAAGCTAAAGCATTGAGAGATAGGATCAAGAAACCTGTCCCTCTGAAACTCTCTCTTTCAGACAGTCCAACTATTATTGACAAAGTGGTTACTACACAAACAACAGTTCCAGTTGGTGGTGGGGGAGTTGTTCTCCCCAATCCAGGCAGCTTTTATGCACTCAAGTATTCAAATGATACTTGGCCGGTATCTGAGTTTGTTCATTACCCTAAGGCAGTTATTGATGCTGCAACTTACCCTAGTCTTACGACTATTAGAAATGCAAATCCAAATATTAAGCTCTATACCTACTGTCAGTTTATGTTTTGTAGGAATCCACAGCTTGCAGGTGTTCCTGCTGGAATTGGAAATGCTTCATTTGTTACTTTTGACGCAGCTCTAGCACACGACAACGCTAACCCTGGGGATTTGTGGCTAATTAGAGATTCTGCTGGAAATCCTAAGCTAAGAAGCACTACTGGATATCTTCTCAATCTAGCTTCCGCAAGTCTAAGAACGCAAGCAAAAACAAATCTAATGGCGATCATTAATGCTTACGCTGTAGATGGATTTTTCTTTGACGATGTAAATGGTCAAATTTCAGACCTAATTACCCTTCCGCCAGGATATACAAATGCCACCTGGACAGATTTGATGATTGACTGGATGGATGATGTGCAAGATTTTCTGAGATCACAGGGCGTATATTGCCTTATGAACGCTGGTATGAGTGCAAATCCAAATGTTCCTGAAAACCCTGCCGGTGATTCTGCCTACTGGCCGCGTGTAGCTCCTCATGCAGATGGAATTATGGTTGAATACGCTTATTCAATTCAGGGACTTCCCACTCCTAATCCTCCGAACGGAGAGCCTGGAGGAATAGAAAATCCCTTAATGAATGTAGACCCAACTGCTTGGACAGGTCATTGGGATTCTTGGTATAAATCAGTAAAATTAATTCAAGACTTAAACCTAGATGTTTACACAATTATCTACGGATCTCAGGCTCTTGTTAATGGAACTGTTGATTATGACAATCAAAAAATGCTCTATGGAAAAGCTTCTTATTTGCTGATAAGAAATAATATTAATGCAGGAGGATTTGCTTTTATTCAAAGCCCTAGAGGAGGAGCTAATAATGCGTCTCCATTTAGCCCACTCTGGACTACTGATATAGGTGTTCCTGAAGCACCAACCCTAGATCCGATTCTATCTCCCAACGAAGGGGTTGGATATAAGAGATACTTCACCAAGGGGGTAGTAGTAGTCAATCCTCATAAAGACACCCCTCAGTTGTTTAATCTTGGAGCGCCTTATACCTCTCTATATGACAGTCTTCCTTATAGCCAGATCACTGTGGCTCCGCGCAGGGCTAGAATATTGACTAAACCCTAATGGCTAGCCCTCCTTTCGCAAATACGTTTGAAGGTGGCTCAGATGGAGTCACAATTTCCGGAGCAAACTCCGGAGGTGCTAGCGGCAACGCATTTAACCAGATCAATGGCTCTCCTACTTTCTCAGTAGACCATCCTGCCCATGGAACTCTTGGTGTTAAATTTACTGATCCAGTTGCCCAAATGCTAGTTAGATGGATTGTTTGGGATGCTCCTGTTACTACTGATGTTTGGGTAAGAGGATATATCTGGATACCGGGGATTCCAACAGGACAGAGGTTAAGAGCAATAAATGTATCGGATAGCGCGGGTGGATCTTGCGCCTCTTTCCAGATTACTACTGGTGGAGTAGTAGAAACTTTTCCGGCTCTTGGTACTGGAGTGCAAGGAACTCTACAGTTTCCCACTCAGGCAATTGTTCGCGTGGAAATGAGGGTTTTGCCTCACAATACTCTAGGACAAATTGAAATTCGCTGGTGGAGCACTCCGGACAGCCTGGGAACTCCCACTGAAACCGTATTGCAGACCAATTGCAATACCTCAACTGGCACAGGAGCAAATCAGGGAAACTTTGGTGCCGGTGGATTCTTTCCTACCGTTCCATTTACTTGGTATTTGGATGATGTTGCCGTAAGCACTACGGGATGGATTGGTCCTTCTCAGGCCCCTCCTGCGGCTCCTACGCTCAGGGTTCTTAGAAGTCCTTATCGGCTGAACTAATCTATAATCCCTTTGTGGCCCGTTTTAGAAGCTCATTTAGAACCTCAGCAGGTTCTTCAACTCTGCCTATCGCTTCCCTATACGCACCTGCCGGTGGATCTGTTTATCTGAGGGAAATCTGGGTTACTAATACCACAGCTACAGACGTAGGAATAAGAGTTATCAGGCTTACTACTACGGGAACACAGGGTGCCGCTCAGACAGTCGCAGAAGATGAAGATGGATCTGTTGCGGCTACCGCGTCTCCAAGAACCACTCATTCAGTAGCCCCTACTACGGCTGATGAAATTGGAAGAATCACTATTGGAGCAGCTATTGGTGGTGGCGCAATTCTTCCTTTTGGTGAGCGTGGAATTAGAATCCCCGCAGGCACATCTAACGGAATCGGCCTTCTGCCTGTGGGAACCGGGCAGGTCTGCGATGTAACTCTGGTTTGGGACGAATAAACTAGAGATGTGCCGCTTTTAGTCTCAGGAGGTAATCAAAGGCTTCTTCAAAGGCCTCCATCTTACGAGGCTAAACAGTATTACCCGACTTATCCAATCCTGCTAAACGCCCTAGCAGTTCTTTTCAACGTCAATATTGACGACTCAATTACTACTAGTGATGTATTGGCTAGCGGTTTTCAGATAGATGACACAGTTTCTGTATCGGATAATCTAACTAAGGACGCGATTGGAATCGCAGATTCAGTAGGCATTGCAGATAACCACTCAGAGCTTGGGGTTGCAATTGTCCCCCCAGGGATGGGATACCTTCTGGTTAGAGAGCCTGGAGGAATTGATCGCAAGGCATTGCTAGGCCCTTATCCACAGCTTATTGGTCCTGTTAAATTCCTGGTCGGTGTAAATAGATTTGATCTAGAAACCGATGCTGTCCCTCTTGCAGACCAGCCCTTCCTAGATAGACATCCAAATACGGATGATGACATTCTTACGATGTCTGACAATATTGTGATCTCTACTACTGGGGCTAGAACTCTTGCTGATTCTCTAACCCTTGCAGATTTGATTAATTTCCAGACTAGTTCTGGTAATAATCTCACTCAGGACATTACAGATTCTGTTGCCCTCGGAGACGCAGTTTCTATTTCAATCGGCGGGAACGTCTTTGAACCGGTGTATGTTGCGCCGAGCCAGCAGGGTCCATACATGCGTTTGACATAGCCTTATAATGGAGGAGTGAACCCTGCCGTAATTATCGCTCTAATAGCGGCTTTTCTAGGCCCTCTTGTTACCTATCTAGTAACTGCCAGGAAGTTTTCTGGAACTATCACTACTTCTGCCGCAGAAGACCTGTGGGCTGAGTCTAAATCCATTAGACAGGACTATCAGAGGCGAATTGAGGAGCTAAATCATGTTGTAGCTAGCTGTCAAAAGCGTATTGGGATTCTTGAGAAGAGAAATGATGAACTTTATCTAGAAAACGGCAACCTTAAGAGAATGATTGAACAGCATGAAGAGACTATTTCTGAACTGAGATCTCTTGTTCATGATCTTTCAGATGAAAACAAAGCACTTAAGCTTGAGAACACCAATTTGAAGGCCCGAGTCCTAGAATTAGAGGAAGTAAACAATGGAAGAGCTTAGGAATGCATTTAAATGGCTTGCTGCGGCTACTGTTTTCTTATTTGTGGCCGTAGTTATTGCTGCTTCAGTTGCCTTTCTATCACTACAGCACAGATCTCAAGAAATTCAGGCTCTAGCCAAGCAGGGAGAGCAGGCTCATAAAGGAGAATGTGTTCTTAAAGAGGATCTAAGAGATAGAATCCAGACCTCAATTATTGACATTTCCAATGCAGAGCTTTATTTGGCTAAACATCCAGACGGAGTAGGGGGAATTACAAGGACAGACATTATCACTGCCCTCAATGTCAAAAAGGATCTACTCAAGAGCCAGAGGAGAACTCTCAATGCTCTATCAGTTGTAAAATGTGATGGATGAACTTCCTGGAACTCCAGAATGAGGTAATTTCAGACCGCTTTGATGAGGGGCGGAGGGACAGTATCAAGTCCTGGATCAACTACAGATATGGCCGGATCTGGGCGGCGGCAGACTGGACCTTCAAGCTTCAGACGGATCTTTTGTCAGTTGACCAAGGCACTCAGAATATTTCCAGAGGAACCAGAGGAGATATTCTCTCTATCTCAGACGGAACCTATGGCACTGGGTTTGATCCCATGTATGCCAACAGGCCTGAGGAGTTCTTTGATAAGTCAGTCCAGACGGCGGCCAGGCCCATTGGCTACACCATTATTGGGGATCTTATTTGGTTCAATGCTCCCCTGGATGTAACCCGTTCTTATCGGGTTATGAGCGAGACTAAGTTTGTGTTGCTCTCAGCAGACAGTGATATTCCAGCTATTCCAGAAGAGTTCCATTACATGCTTGTCCACGCTGCGGCTTCTGAGGGCTTGCTGAAAGAGAATGATCCATCTTGGCAGGGAGAGGAGCAACAGTACGAGGCTGCTCTGGACGGAATGAAAGAGGAATACCTCTCAAATGCTGTCTATTACGATCATTTGCCCTCATGGCCCTAAAATAAAACTGTGGCCGCTAAAGACCTTATCTATAGAGATTTCTCCGGGGGAACCAATGCAAGGGACTGGCCTTCTGAGCTTTCTCCCAATGAATTTCCATATTCTCTTAACGTAACAATTGACGAGCGCGGTTACGCGCAGAAGCGCCTGGGATATGAGGATCGCATCGGCTCTGCCGTGGGAACTGGCCTAATCAGCAATCTATTCTACTGGGCTACTAATAACTCTGTTGTTTCCCAGATTGGGGTAAACCTTCACAAGGACGGAAATACCGCCTTCCATACCTTTACAAGCACAGATAGATGTGGTCTTTGCGAATTTGCTGGCAATCTTTTCATTACCCATCCTCTAGACGGCTGTTTTGTCTATGACGGCTCTACGGTAACTGCGGTTGCCTCTGGCCCTCGGGGGAATTCCTGCGCCACCTGGCAGAACAGGGTTTGGGTTAATGATCTTACCGCGCCCCCGCGTCTGTGGAGGAGCGACGTAGGGGTATCTACTTCCTTCGGGGCTACGAACTTTGTAGACATCAGAGAAAAGGACTCATCTCAAATTCGCTGCATTACAGGATCTTCTGGACTGGACATCGCAGGCCGTCCTGGTTTGCTGGTCTTCAAAGATTCCTCTGCCTACCGAATTAACGATCCATCTACTGGCGGATATCAGACGATTGATCCTTCTGTCGGCTGCGGAAGCAATATTGGAGCTGTTACAGCTTATGGCCGAACTTATGTAATTTCCACACGGGGGATTTACTCCACGGATGGTCTTGACCCATGCCGAGAGGAGAGCCGACTTATGGAGCCGCTTTTCAATAAGTTGCAAATCAATCAGTCACGCCCAGATCTTTACTGCGCCGGTAGATACCAGGACAGGCTCTGGTTCTCCTTGCCTAGGGCAGGACAGAGCGCAAATTCAATTGCACTGGAATATCACCCAGAGAGTAAGTGGATTGTTGCTCACACTAATGCCGCCTCCGCTTATGCGGTTCTTACGCAGACTACAGATCTTGTTTTTGGATCTCCTACCACAAATAGGCTTTATAACTTGGCAAAGGGAGGTTCTGATGCAGGTGTTCCAATCACCTCTGCATTTCAGACGAGATGGGCAGAGCCTTCTGATGGAAGGAAGTCACGACTTCGTAAAGCCCGATTTGTTGGTCGTGGAACTTTCCAGGCTGACTATTTCAAGGACTATCAGAATGGTGCTTCTCAAACTGCTAGCCAGATCAATATCAATCCTGGTGGACTAATTTGGAACGAGGCTAACTGGAATGAGGCTGAATGGGGACCTCTTTTCTTCCAGTCTTATCAGACCTTTTGGAGCCTTGGAACTTGCCGGGCTTTGTCTGTGTATATATCAGAAACTTCTTCTATTTCTACCTCGGGGCTGACGGTGGCAGGAGGAGTGGTCCCTACAGAGATTGGTGCCTGGGAATTGGCTTATATTGATTTCCTGACTTATGACTTAGGCACCGTTTAAACTGTAAAGAATGCCAACTGTCTCTCTTACAGATCCCTCTCCGCATACTAATGCGGACGCAGGGCTAATTGCCACCAATAACGGGAACCTGAGAACACTTCTTAACGGAGGACTAGATGGCGCAAACCTTCTAGGAACTCCCGCTCTAGTTTCTGGAGAAGTTCCTGTTTGGAATGGATCTCAATTTGTTAGGTCTTCTGTTACAAGGGTTGGGGCAACAAGCCTTGGTTCTGGCACTCCAGATGCAACTAAGTTTCTTCGCGGCGATGGATCTTGGCAGGTAGTTAATCCTGGGCCAACTTTTACTTATGCAACAACACCTCCTGGCTCTCCTACCAATGGAGATATTTGGTATTTCGTGGACTCCACTTCTGCCCCTACATATCAGTGGACAATGCGCTACAACTCTTCAGAGGCTACAAATAAATGGGAGTGTGTTGGTGGAAGTCCTGTCCAGTTGACCGTTGCCGCTGATGTAAATACTGCAAGTGCAACTTTTGTTGACCTTGCTGGTGGACCTACATTTACCGTACCCAGGGCAGGAGATTGGTCTTGGAGAATTGAACATGAAGCTTGGAATGCAACAGGAAACTCTGTTGCTGTATCTGCGGCAAAAAACGGAGCAGTTGCTACAGCAGAAGCAGATGCTGTAAAAACGCTTAATACTTCAGCAGGCAACCCAGGAATTACTGGACATTGGAGTGGGTCATTTACAGGAATGGCTGCTTCAGATGTTATTAAGCAACAGTATCGAGCGGGTGCTGGTGGTACTCAGCACTTCTTGAATAGGAAGCTCTTTGTAATTCCTATTAAGGTTGCTTAACCAATTCCATATCCACCGAGAACATGCTTTATGTTGATCTGATTGGAATCCGAAGGATCATTTTTAATCATATTAATCAAGTCAGCCTCAGTGGGAGGCGCTGTAGACACTGAAGGGACAGGGGCAACTGGAGGCGCTGACTGACTGTTATCAACCTTTACCCAATAGGTATCAGAGAATCCTGCTGCATTCTGTGGCCCCTTAATTGGGGTGTATTGTCCAGGACCTGTCCAGTGAACTCCCCAACCTCCTGAAGTATCAAGTTGGTCTGGGCTTGACGCAGTTTTAACTTCTCCGTTACCGGCAGGCCTTGCTCCTGGAATTCCCATGTAGTCCTCAACTCCAGTGGTATTAACTTGCTCAGCGTAATGTTTTGCCAATGCAGCCTGAGTTGCAGCATCCAAAGCCTGCTGTCTAGCGGTCTCCTGAGAAGTAAGAAGACCAGTATCAATCCCTGCTAGCATATCCCTCAATCGTGAACCAATACCACCTTCAGCAGAAGCTCTTCCCTGATTCAATAGAGAAAGATTATTTGCGTACTCACCGGAATACAGCAAATTCTGAGCAGACATTGCCTCCTCAAGCTGCTTCTGACGAGCCGCAAATTCCCTCTGAAGCTGAGCATACTCAGACTCGGGATTCTGTCCCGCTGCCGTAAGAGTATTGTCATCAAACTTCAGTTCTTTTCCTACAGAAGTCAATCCAGAGGAAATAAGGGCATCCTTTCTTAGCTGCGCGGCATTAGTCGTGGCATTATTGACTGTCTGAGAAGCCAAAGCTTGGATCTTGCTCAGAATGGGGTCATAGTCAAAGCTAGAGTCGAAATTAGTTTGGGGAACTGAGGCCGCATTTACCTGCTTCTGTTGTAATAGAGCAGAAGCCAAATCCTGTCCTCCGAAGGGAGATGAGGTTTCAATCCCAGAAACACCCCTCCTGGGCACGTTGTACGGCTGATAGGCCTTGGGATATGTGTATGCAGTCCCATAGGTTCTCTTGCTCCCTGATGGAGAAGACTTGGAACTCAGGTAATTAGATAGGTACGCCACCTAGAATTATTCTAGTAATGCCTTGGGGTGTATATAAGCCAAAGAAGAAGCCATACGTCGTTGGAGGGTTCTCAGTTGTCTCCAAGCCCAAAAAGCCGAAGAAGTATTCGGTTGGGGGCTTTACCCAGGTTTCTGGCTCAAAGGGTGTTAGTAAGCCCTCAGGCGGCGTAGGAGCGTCTTCTGTAGTTAATAAACTTCTGGGTAATCAGGCCGGAGCGGTTGCTCCCGATTCAGGGTTTGACCCATATCCCGCCTATAATGATCCCTTCTCTGGAATGCTCGCAAATCTTGCGAGACAGGAAGTCGCTGCCGAAGGACAGCTTCGGGGAGATCTAACGGGCCGTGAAGCGGCCATTAAAAAGCTCTACGCAGACCAGGCTCCCCTAGTTGACGCAAATTACAACCAGGCAATCAAGGAGTCTGCTGCCGTCAATGACGCAGTTGCTAATCAGCTTCACGCTCAAGGAAATACTGCAAATGCAGATCTTCTTTCCCGACTTGCTGGAATTAACGCACCGCAGGGCGCTACAGATCAGGCTGCTCAGCAGGTAAAGGATTATTACGGAGGCCTGAGTAATGCCAACTACGCAATGGACGCGGGAGACGTGCAGCGTCTTATTGGTGCTCTATCAGAGGCTCAGAATTACTTGGCTAAACAGCCCGGAGTTATTGCTCAACAGCTTGAAAGTGAATACGCACAGGCAATTGCAGAGCTTAAGTCCAACTTTATGAATAGTCAGACTGATCTTCAGGGCCAGCAGGCCTCTGGTCTTAACGATTACAATCTAGCTAAATTTGGCTACGAGCAGGATCAAAAATCAAAGGCTGCTGACACTAAGGCTTCCATTGCCAAGGATGCTGAAGATCGCTATTGGGATAACTACTGGAAGCAGCGTGATTACCAACAGAAGCGTTATGAGCTTGCTGTGGCTACCAATAACAAGAAAATGCAGCTTGCAGCGCAGGCAGAGATGAAAAGACTGGATAGAGCTAAGGACATTGACCTTGCGAAGATCAGGTCACAAACCTCTATTCAGAATAATCAGAACACGGTCAATCAATCCGATATCAACAACCAGAGAACTACTCAGACCTCTGCGGCTAACAATGCTGCAAATAACGCCGCAAAAGGTAAGAAAGTTGTAACTGGAGCTACGGTAGTTAAGGCTAAGCAGGCATCTCTAAATGCAGTCTTTAACGGAACCTTCGTAAGAGATGGAATTGTTAACGATGGTAATGTTCAAGCCAAAGTCAATAACCAACTTCGTGCTTACGGCATTGATCCATACTCGACTCAGGGCACAGCAATTAGGAAATGGGTGTTTTCTCAGCTAAACGGCAAGAAGAATCGACAGGGCCGTGTGTGGAAGTCTGGCAAAGACCGGCTGCCTAAGTAACTAAGATATAGCTATGGGACTTGGCCCCGCTCCTAAAGCAACAAAGAAGAAGTCCAAACACCGAGGCTTTTTCGGATCTATAGGCCATGCTATTGGAGGAACCTCTCGGGGCATCTACCACGGAGTAACTGGATTCCCCACCGGGGTCTATATGACCGGCAGGGCCTTGGGCCATGACCTGGCCCATCCAGATATCCATCATCCTCTGAGTTTTGGTAAGAAATCTCACTTCGCTCCCATTGTCAAAGGACTAGCTAAAAGCGAGTATGATGCCTATAGACATTTCGGCCGTGGAGGAGATTATTCCACCCCTATTTTCGACGCTCTAGCGTTTCTCTCAGGGGGTGGAGCAGTCGTAGGTAAGGCAGGGGCTGCATCTAGGGCTTTGAGGGCGGGAGAAGGGCTTACAGGGGCAAATAGAGCTATTCTGAGGAGCTACCCCCACAGCCGCCAGATCCCTGGACAGCCTTATCGTATCCCTGCTTCCCCTAACCCTCTTATGAGGGGTATTCAGGTAGCTGCTTTGAAGAACCCCAAAATAGCCGGAAGAGCATTGGAAAGGCGAAATTGGCAGGCTGAAAGATTTCAGCGCCAGCTTACCCAAGGAGAGAAAGAAGTTCCATACAAGGGCAAGGTGGAATTGCCTCCTGGAGTAAAGGTTGCTGCTCATGAGGCTAAGAATAAGCCAAATAGGAAAAGTCCACTATGGCAGAAGACCCTAGATGCTCCTATGGACGCACTTAGGCTTGGAATGTGGCTGCGGCCTAGATATTACACACAAAATATTACTCAGACTGGGCAGATGCTTGGGACTAATCCTTTTGCTGCCTCTAAAGCAGTTGGAAGAATGTCAAAAGTTAGGAAGAGTAATACCGGACTTTATAAAGATCTTCAAAATGTAACTGGAGAGGGACAGGCCCTTGCTTCTCAAGCTGGTCGCCTTTCTAGGTCTAAGAGAATGGAAAAGGCGGGAAAGTGGGCCAATGCGCCCGAGGCTCATATTAGGGTCATCTCGATTATGAAGGAACTGGACAGAGAAGGATTTAAGACTGAGAAACAAATGATGAGAGCAATGAAAGAGCTTAGGAGCGGAAAGCCAAGCTCCAAGGTTCTTAACGCGGCAATTAGGGCTAATGAAAACGTAGGAGACTTCGGGCGGCTTAGCAAAACAGAGCGCCAGTTTATGAAGGCTCAGATTCCAATCTTCTACCCAATGTTTAAGGCTTTGACTCGATATGGATATCGCTTCCCGTTTGAGCATTCCATTCAGGCTGCTGCCATTCAAAAGGTGGGGCGAAAGGGCAAAGAAGAACAGAAAAGATTGCTTGGAGATCTTCCCTTCTGGGCACAATACTTGGTTCCTAAGGGGGCTGGAGATCCCAATGCAAAGAAAGGCCCTAGACAGGCCGTGTTTAATCCTGGGAACATTTATAACTTGCAGCCTGGTACTGATATCACTCGTCAGGCAATTGAAGCTCCTACTAGAAAGGGTGGTCCTATTCCTGGTATTAATCTTTTGCAGGAAATTGCTCCTGGTATTCAGATTGGTTATGGAGGGATTACGGGTAAAGATATCCAGACTGGATACCCCATTCCTGGACCTACGCACAGAGCAGGGCCTGATGCAATTCTGAATTTCATTGCCAGCTTGCCATTGTCTGATCTAATTGCTCTATCAAGGGGAGCGCCGCCTACTCATGTTCGATCTTATTTCCCAGGAAGTTCCTGGGACCGAATTGTCAGGGAACTTGGGCCTGGACCTTGGGCGGTTCCAAGAGATCTTAATATCAAGGAAACCACAAAGCAGTCTAAAAGAGAAGCAAGAATTGGACAAGGACGCAAGAAGAGGAAGCATAAGGCTCCTAATTTCTAGTATCATACTGAAGAGCCGTTTTTAGACTCGCCGGGCTACGGCCTATAAAAGGGAGTCGCGGCTCTTTTTATTTTCTAAAGCCTTCCCGCTGCTCCCGCTTTAGAAGATGCCTGCGAGGAACCACCTCGACTTACATGGCCTCCCACCCTTGCTTTAGCGCTTAATTGACTCGGGAAGAACACCGACACTCGGAACTGGTGTTACTCCCTTGGTCAGAAGGTCCACTACAGCCTTCACAGCCGCAGACGCCCCTGCAACCACCGCTGACACCGCTAGAGCTTTCACTCCGTCGAAGTTCGGTGCGGCTCCGATTCCGGAAAGGGTAGCGATAAAGACCGGGACGAATGCGAATACAAATACTCTAGCAACTTCCTTAAGAAAGGTTTTATTCATAATCTTCCCCCATTGTATCAGAAAGCTTCCAGTGCTCTTCGATAAGGAATTGGCAAATAGCTTTCCCTGCCAAATCGTGCAATTCTAGGTCTGCATCAGGGGCTACAAGCATGGTGAATTCAATGGGGTGTTTTTCGGGGCCAGTAAATGTCATGAATGAGAATTCCCCCTGAAATGTGTAACAATTCAGCATCCTTTCATAATCATATAGTGGCTACGAATAGATCGGGATTAATTCTCTCTTTGGCTAGAAGTCTCGGTATTCGAGATCCTCGGGCTGTACTATCAGTAGCCGCTCAAGAAGGACTTGGTGGAGGCATTGGAGATAGAGGCACGTCTTTCGGCCCATTTCAACTTCATGTAGGAGGGGCATTCCCTGCTGGCATTCAGGGCAATAGACATCAATGGGCATGGAGTCGTCCTGGTCTTCTTTATGCATTAAATCGTATTAAAGCAGTTGCGGGTAATAGACAGGGCGCTGATGCCATTGCGAATATCGTAAATAGGTTTGAAAGACCTGCTAACGCGCAGGGAGAAATTGCAAAAGCTCTGGCATATTATCGTGGCGGGAGTTCCGCAGGGAGCGGTATTGCTACATCTCCTGCTCCCGCCGGTGGGAATGATAACAAAGCGCTTCTGATGGCAATCATTAATAATCAGAGCCTTATTCCTGCAATTACTCAGATGCAAGCCTCTTCAGGGCCTCAGGAAACTTTCTCACCGCAAGCCGCGCCCCAAATCCAGGGATCTGTCCCTGCTGAATTGTTCTATCGGGATCAAGCTCTGAAGTTTGGCAAGCACATCGGGGCGGTAAAGGGTCACTATGACCATGTTCACGTTGCAGAAACCAACCCTCAGGCAATGCTCGCCGCAATCGCGTTGGCACATAGACTAGGCCTTCGGGTAGGAGAGAATCCTTATGAGGGAGGGGTTGATCCTGTTCATGTGAAGAATTCATATCACTATCGTAGCTTTAAAGAAAAATACCACGGCAAGAGGCTAGGAGAGGCAATTGATGTTTCTGGTTCTCCTAAACTTATGGGACAGTATTACAGACTACTGGCAGGAGGACGATGAGAAGAATAGACCGAAATAGCAACAGTGGGACAGCGGCCTCTCGGAGAAGTCATGCCGGGGCTGCTCAAATTCTTAGACCTAAATCCCCGACTCCCCATATCTCAGGCAAACACCTTTTAATTCAGTTGGCAGATATTGCCACAGGATTGCCCACAATCATTAATGCAGCCAGACAGGTTCATAGGGGTGGCGGGGGAAGGGCACAGCTTGCGCTTGCTGCTGGAACTCCGTTTGGAGCTATGGGAGAGCCTAAATTGCCGGGATGGATGATGAAGCCTGTAACCAGAGACATTGATGCTCTTGGTATGGATAAAGACAGGCTTCTCTTTCATAGAGAAATAGGCGGAGTAACAGCATTCGATAGAGCACATCCTCGCCTTAATCCTGGATACCCAATTGCCAAAGAACGGAAGTTGCTTGGTTATGGTCCTCCTGGTGGAGATTTTCTAAGTCATCTAGCTAGACTCCAAGACCCAGAAGCAGGCAGAGCCTTTGTTCAGTGGATGATGCTTCACCATTACAAGAATCCTAATTAGAAGTTAATTCTAATAATCTGACCTGTAGCAAAGCCGAAGCTTCTGCATCCCCATCCAGATGCACATGCAGTTCCCCAACCAGATCCAGACTGCGAGAAGTACAAAGTACAACCGTATCCACCGCAACCTGCCGACTGTCCAGTGTTTCCTAGGGTTCCAGAAACATTGCAATATAGAGCAGGACTACCATGCGTACAGTAGACATATACAGACGCAGATTGAGCCTTTCCCTTTACATCAGCACCATCATGAGGTCCTGCCGAAGCAGAGACAGAAAACGACAGTGCAGCGATAATAGTAAGCAGTAGAATAAGTCTTTTCATAATTTGATTATACACCTTTCTCTAGTTCTTTGTAATACTTTCGTACTAGGCCCATAAACAAAGGACGCGGCCAACCCCTGCCAGGATCGGTGTGATCGCCACCAAAAGCCTTAGAACACTCGGCATGGGTTGTCACCCCTTTTAGGCCTTTCTTGAGCAGATCTGACGTGAGGAAGACAGGAGGGACATTGAACTTGTGACAATGTAACGCTGTTTTGTAGGCCGCTCTTTGTAATGTTTTGTAATGAGACTTCCAGATAACGAAAGACCACTTCGCAAACCCGCATTGCTCGATATGAAAACCGTGCTCATTAGCGCCGGGAGCGCCACGCGGAATGTCGTCGTTGGTAAGGCAGCGGTAACAGTCGGAATCGTCAACGACAAGGTGGGTGTATCCAGCAGTGCTTGTATGAAAATAGTGAGCGATGGCACGGGCCGTTCCACCTTCTGTATCGTGTAGGACGATATACCGGATCTCTTCCGGATTCCTGTGACCATCCAGGGGTTCTCTGAGATATTCTCGGTTGCAGGGTGCATTAATTGGAGTTGGCATTTCCTCTTAGTTTAGCACGATACCGAGCATTGCTTTCTTTTCTTTTCTCTGATTTATTCCTGCGGTAATCAGCAAGCCTTTTAGCCTCTTTGCAGACATTACATCGGCATCCTCTGTTGTTATAGGAGGCTATTCCGTGCTTTCTCTCCTGCTGCCTACTTCTGGGCTTTCTTCCGTCAGGTCTTACCTTGGGCTTATCTTCGTATTCCTCCAGAAGATGAAAATCAGCAATGCGATCTAGGCCTACGCAGATCTTGTCTGCTAGGTAATAATCAGTAAACTCAGTCCTCTCAGCCTTGATGCTCCACATTCGCTTATGTGGAACGCCAGTAAGATACTCCAACTCTTTGGAGTTAAGAGTTTTGGGGATTAACTTCTTAAGGTCTGCTGTTTTAACATAGCTTGCCATGATCTACCTCCACTAGGGTAACAAAGTTTTCAATGTCTACTCGCCACTCAGCCGTTTTGCTTCTGTTCCTGAGGATGTAGGCGGGGTGCCAGATGGGAAAGACGAATGCATCTCCCAACCAAGATCGGTTAATCTGACCACGAATCTCAGAGATTTTGTACGAGGGTAGTAATGCCCTGAGCGCAGTTGCGCCCACGGCGAGTATGTAATCTGGGCGAAAAGTTGATATTTCTTTCCGAAGATAGTTCTGCGAACAAATATTTGCTTCGTCATTTGTTGGAGTTCCTTTCGGATAGCACTTCACTGTATTTGTCAGGTAACATTTCTTTAGTGGTAATCCGGCTTTTAACAACTCACTTCTTAGGAGCTTTCCTGAAGCGCCCACAAAAGGACGCCCACGATGATCTTCCTCCTGGCCCGGTGCCTCACCCAAAATCATCACGGGTAATCGTCCGGAACCTTCACCGAATACGCATACCGTCGAAGCTTCTTTATGAAGAGGACAAAGATCGCAATTAGGGTTTCTTAGGCTCTTCAAGGAGCTTAAGCGCCCTGCCGGTAGCGATCTCTCGACCGATCTTACGGCTCCAATTATCTCGTTTTCCACACTTAGCCTCTCCATAGGAAACTAGCTTACCCTCTTCGTCAAAGATCCAGGCCTCAGTTAGTCCCGCGTTAGGACGCGGCTGATGCCCGTTCATGTTGTCTCTGTGCTGATACCCACTCACTCCCTTATACCTTCGGAAGTGAACGATCTTGACCGAATAGCCGTTAGGAACCACTCGGGTCTTCTTCAAGTTTCTCACCTCTTTCAATGGCTCTGAGCATTTCTTGTGCGTGTTTATCTGGATTGTTTCTAAGCTCGGCTGCATAAGCCTGTGCTGTTTCAGTTCCAATGGATTCATCCTTTCTGTTTTCTGGAAATTCTTTAAAGACTGATGGAACAAATAATTCGTCTGCTATATCGGATGTTTTAACATCTGGATACTTCTGCTTTTGGTCAAGTATTGCTCTACCTATAGCTTCTTGTCTAGTCAAAGCCGTGTCCCATCTTCTCTACGATCTGCTCAAGCGCAGTTGCAATTCTTACCAACTGACTAAGAACCTGAGGATCTACTTGTAGATTTACGTTGGTTATGGGGCCTGGAGCAGTAGGGACAGACGGAAACAGCGGGTATGTGCTTGTCCCTGGCGCAGTATACGAAGGTCCAGTAGACATTACATTACCTCAAAAGACCTAACGATAAACTCACCATAGGCCTGTCGTGGATTCCAGCAGATGATTGGATTAGATGCTGTCTCTCCGGGGTATACCGGGAATGTATTCGGCATAAGATCACGCGCCTCCATGCGAAGAAGCATATCATCAGCTTCTTTCACAGAAGCAGGCATTTCCAACTCCATTTCAAACTTCTCACAGATAGCATTCATAACGCGCTGCTCTGCTTCCAAATAGAACGGGCCAAAGTCAGGGTGCTTCTTAATCGGACGTGCAATATCGCTCAGATATGCCTCAGAAGCATCATGTAGAAGACCCCACTTAGCATCAGATGAAAGGCAATATTGGCTGACCAACACACTATGTTCAGCAACCGAATAGAATTCCTTAACATGGCCTGTGAATCGACACTGATTTGCCAACGCATGAGCAATGTCCTTTAGTTCGATATCGTCTGGATTGGGTTTAAATACATTGAACCACTTACCAGAAGCCAGAATAATCTCTCCAGCTTCACTTACATGAGTGAGTTCTTCTTCTTTAATCATCCGTTTACTCCTCTCATATCCCAATCTCTAGGATTTTCTTCTTCAGTGAGAACAATGTTTCCTCCGTCTGTAAAGTCATGCTTTTCCTCTCTTTCTAGGACCATTTCATATGTTCTTGCATAGCCTGCAATATCTACAATTGAATCGTGGTGTGTTGGAGTCTGCACCAGTCTGGAAATCTTCACCAACACCATGTAGAGGGAATGGTGCAAGGGACCGGAAAGGGGGTTTACGCCTAAGGCATTAGCAGCACCTACAACCTTTTGAAAGTCATCTGCGGGATGCCCATAAGCCTCTCCCCTGTCTCCCCCTACGGCTTTATTTGCCTCTTCAAGAATGTTCATTCTTCTTCAAGAGATAGTTGCATCAAAACGATTGCAGCTTGAATACGATCTGCCGCAGTAATAGCAACATCGTTGTGCGGGATACCGGCAGCAACTTCAGCCAGTGTGTCTAGCGCTCTTGTTCTCATTTCTTCGTTAGTCATACTGTGAACTCCTTTCCGGCTACTACGCATGAGTAGCCCTTTGAATTTACGATTGGTACTCCTTGAATGTGCGTTGTTCCATTTTCAGGGTTTTGGAAACCTACTCCAAACCCTAGGCTCCAGCTTCTACGAAGCTTAATCTTGTGCATGTAATCGACCTTCTCGATATCTCCTAACCAGCCGAATGACCAGGCCGGGTAGTGCTTACCGAGGGCATCTCCCTCAATGGTAGCAGCGTAGCGATGGGTATGGCCGGTTACTATTGGATGCTGAAATGTAGAGGCTGCGCGGAAGATTGCGTAGGGGCCTGTAGAGCCAACATCGTGAGTCATGTAAAGCTTTCCTACCTTGATATGTTCTTTGTAGGGAACGTATTCCCATCCCCTCAATTCCAAGTTAAATAGCCGAGGGACAGTTACGGTTTCAAATAGCTCGGGGGCTGTATCCATGAGATAACGAGCAAGTCTGTCTTCATGGTTTCCTCCGATAAAAATCTTCCGTTCTGCGCCAAGACTATCCAGTTCATCAAGGGCCTTGTTGTCTTGTTCGATTTCTTGGTCAAAAGTATTCTCCCTTGTTGGGTCCTTCTGAAAACGTGAGATCTTATAGAAGTCAGCCAAATCACCCAGGCATACCAATACGTCCGGTTTAAAGTCTTCCATTGCTGTCAGGAATAAACTCCAAGCCTTACGATGATGATATGGGTGATGACTGTCTCCGAAGAATGCGAATTTCTTAAGCGTTGTCTGCATACACTTTCTGAGCAAGACGGTTAAGAGCTTCTTTCCTCACGGCTGTCTTTGGCTCAGGACCGAACGAAAGACTACCAAGCCCATGACGCTTCCACCAGCGGCTTAGCGTAGTTCGGTCTGCACCTCCAATCTCTGTAGCAATAAGGTCGAATGAACCATACTCTTCATACGCTGCTCTGAGCAGCTTTGGGTCTTGATACCATCTTGATTCCATAGGTGAGATTATAGCACAATCGTCAGCCATAGTAATACTCACTCAGCGGGTCATCGAACCAGTGATGAGTCATATCCATAGCTGTGAGTAGTTTGTCTGCTATGTCAAACGAAATGCAGAAATCATCGTCATCAAGCATCTTCATGATGACCTTCTTAGAGATTCCAGATCTTTCAGTGAGAACTTTATGGTGTGGGATTTCAGTGGAACTGAGGAGAGGACGTATTGATCCAGAGATGTCATGACGGACAGTGTTATTCCCATAAAGCGGAAATGTCTTTCCGTAATTAACGACCCATTCTTGATATATTTTCCTGAAGTAAACTGCTGGAATTTTATCATTCAAATCACCTCAACTATACACGATGAAATACAACTTGTGTTTTATCTAGCTTTACATCTAGCGGGGGATGTTTAGCCCCGAATCTATTTTTGACCGTCCAAACCTGAGCGTAATCAGAATGTTCGTCCTCCCGATAAATACTAAGAAGGACAGCACCCTTCTGCTCAAAAACACCCGACTCTTTAAAGTCATGCATAGAAGGTTCTTTCGGGAACTGGGGATCGGGTCTCCGAAGTTGGGCAAGGGCCAAGAGTGCCACGTTATGTGCAGGGGCCATTGCGAGGAGTCTTTTAACTTCTCTTTCAAGCCCCATACGGTCTTCATATTGGAGTTCATGTAAGTGGTCAATGATAACAAGATCGTGTCCCTCTTTCATTATCAGTTCGATTTCAGGTGCTGAGATATAGCTCTCAGTTACCTGAGCATCATTATCTCTAATCCACTGCTTGCATTGTTCTTCGTTGTCGAATTGTCTCGCATATCTTTCAAATAGATCAGATGGAGTCATTTCCAGGGTTACAAAGATGGCATTCTTTCCGCACTCAATTACATGCCGCCATATTTGTAGCGCCAGGGCTGTCTTACCGCCGCCCGGAGGACCGCCTAGGAGCATGGCCCGTCCCTTCGTGAGAGGCGGCAGGAAGCCATCGAACAGGTTGGGCAAGGCCTCACCACTATCTCCAGATTCCACCTGATCTAGCCATTCCTGCGCTGTTAGTAGAGGAATCGAAGTCACTCGACATAGCCTAGCGAACGTGTGCTATGCTAGGAGAGCAGAGGGACAGAGCCGCAAGTGATGCGGTCTTTTGCAGAGGGGGCCTTTCGGCCCCCTTCTTATTGCCCTTGCAAGGAAACCTAATACTCAAGATTCTCAAGGCTCTCTTTGGTGACAATTTCCATATCAACACCGTAGGCCTTATTTATCTTCAGTCGGTCAGAAGTCTTTTTAGAGTTTCCATTAAGAGTGCATTGGAAGACCCTAAACTGCCCGTCTTTAACTGCCCAAACATCAACTGGAGATTTACTAGAAGCGCTTCGTGCGGCCATATAACCGTTAGCACG